AGAGAAAAAAGATTTGAAGAATCGATGAAACGATTAGGAATGATTTAAATTATTTCTTTAATTAAATAAATGACACCGAGAAGAACGGATATGGCTGCAAACGATGCTGCCGCTCCCATAAACCACGTCATCATCTGACGCAGTTCAAATGTATGTTTGTTAATACGTTGTTGATGTTCGTTTAAGTTATCCAATTTTTCTTCGAACATTCTGTAACGTAGCTCACACTCTTTTAAGTGAGCCTCAAGCGTGTACTTTGTATCGTCGTCCGTCATGCTGTCCCTCTGTTCCGTTGCTTTATAGCCAGTTCAGTCGGAGATAGCAAGGCAGTTTCTGTAGGTGTCACTCCTTGTGTTGTCCCCGTGGCCACAGGCGGTGCCACCTGAGGTGTCGCTGCAATAGCCTGTGGCTGGGTTATTGGAAATTGTGCGGGAATCTGCGAAACTTCTTGCGGTTGTTCATCAATCAAAGTTTGTTCTTTTTGTAGTTGTAAGTAATTTTGTAACCCACCCGCATCTATTATTCCACGTAACTCGTCTCTGTTATATTTTCCAAGTTCTAAACCAGTCAAAGCTGCATTTACGTTATACAAATCTTCTAGAGGCATGATATCTGTTAAAGGCACATCTAATGTTCTAGCTCGTCTAACAAACGTGTCGTCAAAATCATCAACCGATGGAACATTTCTTGGCATAAATTGTTTGCCAAGTAACAGCCCTGCATCAAATTTTGTAAGTCCTGAACGACCTTCGAGCACTGTATATATATCTCCCTTTGTTACACCTAAAACATTCGCATCTTTTAATGTTACAAAAAACTCTGACGAAATTTCATAGTTTTTAATTTGGTAGTCAATGTACTCTTTTAAAAATTCTTCTGGTTTTGTTTGAAAACTTGATACACTTTTGTAAAAACTACCATTTAGACTGCTTCGTTTTTCAGTGTACTCACGAACATGAAAATCTCTTAAATCATTATAAGGTTCAACTTCATACGTCCTAATACCTGACATTATTGTAAACAATTCTTCTTGAGGGTTGTAAGGCTTGTCTTTTGACCCTTTAAAATATTTATCTTTATCTTCTTGTATGAAGTAGTTTGAAATAGATTTAACTGCATCAGTCCCCTGTCTAACTATTCCAGGGGTAAACGATTTCATTATGTGTCCTAAAGATTTTACAATTTTATCACCAGTATCATCTTCAGGATAATATATTCTACCTCCAGCCGTTGTTCGTCCTCCTCTAATAGTAGCATCAACTAGGCCTTGAAACGCAATAGTTTCAGACACAAAAGGATCTAATAGTTTAGCAAATCCTCTTACTGAAGCTTCAAAAGCGGCCTTTTCCCATTCTTTTCCCGCAAGTCTGCCTGCTTCAAATTCTTTTAGTGCAACATAAAAAGGAGCGGCAACGGTGCTACTATACGGACTTTGAAAAGCTGTATTGAAATATTTAATAATTGGTCGACCGTCTTTATTTTCAGATTTGTCTAGCTCATAATTTAAAAAAGGCAGCGGACCCTCTTGATTCCAACTAGGAACAAAACTTCTCTGTAACGCATCGCTTTTTTGATCTGGAGAACTTCCGCTAACACGCTTGCCATCGTCATCATATTTTCTCGTATCAAGAACGTCGTCCAACATAAAGTTGTATATTTTTTCTAATCCATAATCGAATCCTGCGACAGATATACCAAAACCGATTAAACGTTCTGCTCCTTGTTGACGAATAAGAGCGTTACTCGATTGCAGTTCTTTGACTCCATATCTTGAAATGTTAAACGAAGTCCTAATCATTTCAATTGGAAATGATATAAAGTTACCTAAAGGTATTCTCCTTAAATTTTGAATTAAAGTGCCGACATAATTATAGTTTGGATAAACATTTCTAATAATCTCTCCAGATAAATCTTCTATGGCTGTGTTAAAAGAACTTTCTGTTAAATCAGATATTTTTTTAACTCCTTGCTCATCTAAAAACCCTCGTAAATCAAATCTTCTATCTAATACTTCTTGATAATATCTTGAAAATTCTCTTAATGTTTCAGCAGGATCAAATGCTTTTGTGTCTTTATTAAATATTTTTAATGCTTTTCCGTTTCTTGTTTTTTCAAACTCGTAACCAAATATTTTCCAAATATCGTCCCCTAATTGATAGAGTTGCGTGGCCACTTCATTAGTTCGTTGTAGTTTTTGAAATGCAGGATTACTGGCTAAAAAATCAATTAAATCATCGGTTGTTTTAAACCGTCCATAAACTCCTCTGGTCGCGGAAGGTGTTAAAACTTCTTTTGCAATGAGCTGTAATTCTTTTGTTACTAAACTTGAACCTGCTAAACCTTGTCGGTTATACTCAGATATTTTTTTCTGAAATGTTTCAACATCAAATTTACCATTTTTTGTAAAAAGATCTCTTGATGCTACAGCAATACTATCGAGCAAACTTGCACCATTCTTACCAAAGTGACCGTTTGCAACTGCAAATAAGCCCGCCGAAGTAACGTTACGTACTTGAGTTACTGGAGAGTAAACTGTTGCAAAAGATTGACCTACTCCCTTTGAAAACAAAAGTCCTTTGTAAAGCGGATTTGTCAGCCAACTATCTGTGTAGAGTAAAGATTTAGTAATGGCATTTGCAATTGGAGCGGTTGTATATTTGCCCGCAAGTGGCCCGAGCATTTCTGGACCTCCGTAAGGTTGAATGATATCTCTGCCTAATTTAAATTCTTCTCCTAACTTAACAAGAGGTGTTGCGATACCTCTTTTTGCTAATGCATCTGGTGCATCAAAAAATAATTTGCCCATACTACTTCTGTGTATGTTTTTGTATGCGTTGTTATATGCAACATATCTTCCTAACTCCATCACTGTTTCCAACACTCTTTCTCGTACATCATCGGTTCTACCAAATAGTTTAGCCACCATCTCAGGTAAAGTTTTTTCACCTTTTGTTAAAATATTTCCTGTATACTGTGGGAGACCTTTTACTTTTCCTCCTGTTAAAAATGTCATGGTGTCTTCAATTAATTTATGCACAGGCACGCCTTCTTTTGAACCCAGCTCTATAATTGAATTAGTTCTTGATAAAGCAGCTGCTCGTAAAGTGTTTGTAGGAAGACCTGCAAACTCTTTAGTATTTTTTAATTTTTTCATCATCCATTCTATAAATTCATTTTTTAATTTTTGAGAAATTCCTGCAGCTCCTGTTTTTCTAATTTTAAAAGACAATGTAAGGTAGTCTTGTGCATCTTTTCTAAATGCATCATTTATAATTTTTTCAACATTTTGATTTTTTGCAACAGCACTGTATTCTTTTTTAATGCCTGATAATAAATTTCGTATGTATTTTGCTTGTTTAATAGTCCCTGGTTGCAGCACACCTGAGCCAATAAGATATTTACCGTTTACCATTGGACTTGTTACATAATCTAAAAAATTTTTTTGCAATATATTTTGCGCATACGTTGTGCCGTCAAGACCCTTATCAGTTAAACTTTTAGCAACATCGTAGACTCTTGTAGAAATAGACTCTAACGCCTCTTTAGTAAATTTTTCAATAGTATCTAAAGCTCGTTGTTCTTTTCGCAACGCTCCTTTTATCGTAGGACCTGCTATGCCAGAGGTGACAAGCCCCGCTCTTATTGAGTTAAGAGTGGCTGCTGTCCACTGTCCTAAATTCATAGCCTCTTTTCTATTGTATAGAGACCAATCTTTAACAGGTGGCAACCTTCCAAATCCTGTTTTATCTAATGCTTTTTGTATTCCGCCTCCCACAAACTGTGCTGTTTTTCCTGCTGCTGTTTTTGTGACTCGTAAAAAACCTGGAAGGCCAAGATTAACTTCATACCCTGGTACTTTAAATTCTTTAGTTGCAACTTTTGCAATCGGTGAAATAACACGATCCTTGGCTACATTCATAACTTTACCACCAAGTTTAATTGTTTTACCTCCCACAAAACCAACAGCCTTTGGCGTCGCTGCAATGGCTCCTCCAATAAAAGGCGTCTCCACTCCAAAAGCAAGTTTTTGCCAAATTAAATTTTCAGCACGTTCTCTTGGGGATAAATTTTCATCATCTATAACGAAAGAATCGTACAAGCCAAAAGCTTGTGCTAGTGTTAAATCTCTGGAAGTTGCCACAAAAGGTTCTGAAATAGCTGCGGGTACAATAATTTCTGTGGCTTTTTGTCTTAATGTTTTTTTCTTTAAATAATCTTTACCTTTTTTTTGAGCAATGCCATTAATTAACTTACTAGCTATGCCGTAAGCTGTTCCGTATTGCATACCGAACTCTGCTGTTTTTCCTAAAAAAGTATCTAACTCACCTTTTTCATACAATTGTGGAAACTCTGACTCTATCCATTTTAATGCACTTGCTTCAGCGTCATCATTATAAAGATCATAAGACAACGCTCCTGTTTCCAAAATACCTTGGGCAATTTTTGCTGATCCTGTTGTGATACCTGCTGCTATTTCTTCAGGTCTACTAAAGCCTACTTGTTCTCCGCTCATTCCACGATACGTAAAATCGTAATATTGCTGTGCCCTTTCTTGAACTGCTGGCTCATAGCCAAAACTAGGAAACGCTGTCGCATCAAAAGTTTCATTCTTTTTTTCTCTTTTTTTTATTTGCTCTGCTAGGTCTCTTTCGCCAAAACCAAAAAAACTTGAAACGTATCCAGGCTCTCCTGCGGATGAAGCGGCATACGAAAGATATGCTTTAAATCGTTGAGCGTCTTGATAAGCACCAGGGTTGATGTCTTTATCTGCTCCTAATACATCAAATAACTGTTTTTTATTCAGCGTGGGAATTTCTACGCCATCTTGAATTTGTTGCCAGTAATCTTTAGCAAGACCAAGGTTGTTTTGAAAAATGTGTTTTAATGTACCAACATCTTTAATTTGATTTTTTTCTAAGGGGTTGCCCATATTTCAACCTCTAGTCAATACCGCCAAAAGTACTTCCGTCGCCTACCCCCTCAACCAAAGTCTTTAAATCTTCTTCGCTAATATCAAAAGTACCTGGGAACAATCCTTCCATAATTGAAATTGTTTTAGTGATATTTGCAGAAGCATCAGTTTGACCCGGTATGGCGCCCGCAGAAAACGCATTAAGTATTGTTGCTGCAAATTGTAGTTGATCATCTTTTGTTCCAAAAGCAGTTGCAAAAGCAGCATCAGAGCTGAGACCCATGCCTCCTTCTTCTTTTGATAACATTAAATTTTGAAAAATTAATAGTTTTTCTGGCGTTTTGTTAGCTATCATTTCTTGTATTGCAAGTTGTGTTTCAGCGTTTAATCCCGCTATATCAAGTCTAGCTTGAATATCATTGTTAGCCATGTTTATTCGAGAATTTATTTCTCTCATTGTTGTATCTCGATCTATGAAATTTTCAAACAAGTTTAAGGTCATTTCTTTTTGAGCTTGAGCGTCTTCTTTTGCAGCTGTTGCGTCCGCTATTTGAAGTCTTTGTTTTTCTGTGTCTGTCATCAACGCTAATGAACTTTTTTGTTCTGCTGATAACTTGTCTAATTCTCTTCTCGTTTCAGCTAAACCACCACTTCTGTCTGATAAATTAGCAATAAAAGAAGCAGTTTGAGACTGTTCTACTGGTATTGGCTCACGTATAACATCAGCCGCAGCGCCACCAACTACCTCAGCAACAGATGGCTTATATTTAGAGTAATCTGTAACATATTTATCATAATCAAGAGCAAATTTAGCAGTGTCCATACCAGGTATATCTGAAGATAACATTTTTGCAATTCTATCTGCTTCAGTCATCAACACGTTTGTGTTTATATTTGTGCCCATGCCTAAGTCTGGGTTTATATTTTCTAATGGATTATCGCCTTTCATGTCTACATGTCCTGCATATCCGCCAGGTCCGTCGACCAAGCCCCGTTTAGGAGTGGTTACACGTCCGCCGACCGCATACCCATCTCTGTATTCTAATCCACTTGCAATACCCGTACTGCGATGTTCGTGTTGTGGTTGTTTAAACATAGGTCTTTGTAAAATTTTACTCATAATCTACCCAAATAAATTGCCAACTGCACCTGCTGCAGCGATACCCGTTAAAATAGGATTAGGACTTTGGAACTGCTGAGGCGTCGGCATACCACTTAAAATATTTGCAAACTGTCCAAGACCGTAAAATGGTGTTTGGAACTGAGCTAAATTTTGTGCGCCGATAATTTGTCTTTCAGCTTCGCCAACATCAAACAACTGACCTACATCACCAAACAATCCAGCTTGTGCTGTTCGGCCAAGGCCTCCGTAAATTTGACCGATACCTGCTTGTGTTTTACCTGCTTGTTGTTGAGCTTTCATAGCATCTCGTGCTGCACCAAATCTTAAATTAGCAAGTGCTTTAGCCATTGTGTCACCTTGAGTTCGTGCAAGTTCGGCGTCCATTACAGCACCTCTTGTGCCTGACCCTGCAAAACCGCCTGTTCCTATTTGTCTTTGAGTTTGAGCCGCTTGTTGCTGTCCAAACAAACGATTAAGATCTGTGACTGTTGTGTCAGCGACAGCTTGTGTAAATGGGTTCATGTAGTCAGTTAATGCTTGCGGTCCTGTTGTTTGTAGTGCAGTTGCAAGAGACTGTCCACCTGCTGTCAAAAATGGTTGATATGATCCCAAACCTTGTTGTAAAATATTTGTTGCTTGTGTTTGTGGTGCAGTGAAACCTGGCGCAAGTTGTGCACCCGTTGGCACATTTTGTGGTTGCACCATTTCCTGTAAACCAGGAATAATTGTTTGTGCAAATTGTTGTTGTTGAAGTTCTTCTAATGTAGCCATTATGCTTGTGCCTCCAACTTGTTCATCAAATCGTACATTTTTTGTGCTCCTAAATCAACACTACCGCCGCCCGCTGCTCGTACAGCGTCAGCCGTCATCACAAATTCGTTTTTAGATAGTCTTGCAGGCACATCATCTGCCCGTTCTTGGGCGCCGACAGGGATAAAGCCACCACCGCGATAGTCCATTTCCATCGCTGGCTCACCACCATTTGCGAGCCCTATAATACCACCCTCTTTTGCTCTTGTAAACCTTGGATTGACACCTCTAAGATCGGACATATATCCAGGTGCATCGCCTAATGTCAAATCTAATCTGTCTTTTTCTCTAGCTTTGTTTTCTAAATATTGTAACACCGCGCTTGCTGTGCCTCCTAAAGCCGATACTATCATTTTGTTTTTAGGGTCAGTCATAAAATCATACGCAACTTTTAATTTATCAAAACCTTTTGCAGTTTTAAGACTTTCTAAAAGACCAGGACTTACTTGTTCAGCACCTGGTAAATTAGGGCTAACACCGTATATGCTTTCAGCAGCAGCTGCGTCACCCGTTGTTAACGGACCAGCTTCTGTAATAGCACCAGTTGAAGCAGTTGGTTCAGACGCTAAAAATTTACCAATACCTGTTTCTGTACCTAACGGAGAACTAAAGCCAGCTTGAAAACCACTAGGTGTAAAAGCACTGAAACCAGGGTCTTGAAAACCTCCGCCACCTAAAAATCTCGCACCTTGTCCAAGAGCATACGTTCCAAGACCGGCTTTCACTGAACTACCTATACGACCTGTTTTATCAAAACTACCAAGTCCTGCCATAGCCGCAGCGACAGCTGGATTAAATGGAGCTACAAACGGGGCAGCTACAGTGGCTACTTCTGCTAACTCGTTTGGTATAATTTTTCTAACTGCTCTTTTTAATTTACTGCCTATGCCCATGATATTTCCAATCTATCGTATTTTGCGTCATTTTCAATCATTATTGTCCTCTGATCGGCGGGTTTCTTATCTCTAGGAACGATGCATACACAGTCATTGGTTGTTCATCGGGTGTAAAATTAAGACTGTCACCAGATTCTAGCACGAAAGCTCTGTTAAAACCGCCTGACCCATTGTTAGCTAAAGACCCTTTATCTATTATTTTAGTGGCTGAAGTTGAAGAGTCAGTTATTGTAAAAGAATTACTGCTTGCCGTGCCTCCTGATTGATTAAAAAACTGTACAAAATTAACAATCATCGTGCTGCCCGCTGGACAAGTTAAAAATGAATCTGCTGAATCAGCTGTGGTTAAAGATTTACAAATCATACGATATCTTTGCTTCGTTCCATTATCTAATTGCACATAATGCACATTTATATGTTGATCTGCCACACTTGTCTGCCAACGTAATTCATCATTTTCTTCCAAGACTAAAGGCACCTCTAAAGCTGTAAAATTTCCCGCGGTGATAGTGCCTGCTTGTACGGGAAAAGAACTGGTGCTTATTGAGTTATCTTCAAACGCTAAAAAGAAAGAAGAACTGCTTGCGTTTTCATTTTGCACTATTATGTTTTTTATTAGAATAACTTTACCTGCAGGGCAACGTAACAACAATTGACCGCTGCCCGTCGTATCTATTTCAGTAACTACATTTTTAAATTGTGCTGCCATTACGATGAGTTCATAAACCAAGCAATTTGATCACTGACTGATATAGAATCGTCCTCATCAATCTTGTGTGACATTCTTAATAATTCTTGTTCGACAGCTGATGATAAACGATTTAAATCACCGTCTAGTTTAATTATTTGAGCGGTTATTTGAGCACTATTTGCTGCTTCTGCTGTACCTAACGCTCTATTGAATGCGTCCATGAAAGAACTTGTTGTCGGCAGCCTATTAAATCTATTTCCAGCCATGATTACTCCTCTGGATGTTTGTATTTAAAATCGTCTGTCGGTAATTCATTCGATTGTTTACCAAGGCATGCCATGGTTGTGCATGTTTTACCATCTTCAACAGTTTGCCCACAATGTTCGCATTTAGTACTCATGTATTTCTCAATCCATCTGGTTGCATGTTAAATCGATGATCACCCATACGCCAAAACGAACTGGTCGCATTGCTTGATACCACCATCGACACTTGTCGTCCACGTGCACGTATGGTTTGATGTGTTGTGCCTGTGGCTGATGTAATTGTTTCTTCTGTTCGTTGGGTGCCGTTAGGGTGATCTCTAAACTTTAGTGTGACTGTGACATCACCTACTTGATCGTTGAAATCAGGTATAAAGTCACTGACATACATCATTTGTTCGCCGTCTGGCGGCAAATCAATATCGCCCGATGTGATTGTGCATTCCATAGCTGACCCATCGTCGTCTGTTCCCGACTCGTGTTTATAAATAAGTGAACTGGATGCCGCAAGAGAACTTGCAAGCGGATTGTCATAAATACCGACCGGCGCCCAAGCTCCTCTGGCCAACGTGCCCACAGACCATGTATTTTCTAAATAATTAAATATAACATAATTTGTAATATCGTCAGATGCATCTGTTGATCCTGTTGGGTAGAACCACCATACTTCGTTAAATTTAACATTGAGTGCTGCAAAACATTTTATCTTTTGTTGTTTAGTAAGATTGTCAAACACATGTCGCTCCACTGTACATGGTATGCTTTGCACTTGTCCACGATACGCATAGAAACCATCGTCACCCATCCAGTATGCGGTGCCGTTATGTTCAACAACAGCGTTTGGTCCAACAAGTCCTGTATTTTCGGATAATGTTTGAAAGGCATAAACATCTGGTTGTCCTACAAACGTCATAGAAAAAACAGTTGTGTCAGAAAACAATAAAATATTGCCTTTGGTTCTAACCGCACCAAGAAGCAAGTTGCCGCCTTGTAGTTCAACTGCTCCTGCAAAGTTATCAAGAGTCGCTGTAAAATCATTGTCTGTTTCAAGATCAGAAAAAGCCACACGCATCGGCGCATCACTAGTACCGTCGTGTGCTCCATATAAAATAACTTGTCTTGATTGTTGGTTGACAATCACGCCGTTGGCTGATGACGGCACACTACTGCCTGTTGCAGCGGTAACGGCTGCTGCGTTTGTGCTCGCATCGCCTTGATACGCACTCAAGTCAAGTTTGTATAGTTTGCCACCTATCTTGTTTACACACAACAAATCTTCACCAAACGTGTCCATCGTCCAAATACCCGCAAAAGTAAATACACCAGAACTGATCGTCGTATGCTGGGCGCCAGCGGAGTAACTTGATCCAGGGGTAATATCTATGTAACTGCCTGCACCATCATCGTATAAGTATAAATGACTGTGTGTGCCAATACCTATGTAGCGTTTGTTGTTGGCTATCTGTCCACGGAAAGGTAGTATTGTTCTGGCCACACCGCTTGTAATCGTATCTGTATCTAGTTTTGCCCAACCACCAATTTTTTCTGCACGGCCTTTTAGAAAACGCACTTTGTTGGCATCAACATACTTGCCTTCTTGCGAGTAAACTGTGTCGTCCTTAAAAACCCCAGGCTGTATTTGCATTTTTGTTAAGGGCATTTAACTAATCCTTATTAAAGCTGTTGTTGCAGATGCCGATGGTAAAGATACAGTTAGCGTGCTTCCAGAGACGGACTTAGTCCCGCCAAAATCCAACACAGCGATTGCACGATTACTCGCTGATGAGTTGTAGATGAGGGCACCTGCCGCATCAGATATAGTTGCGCTTGAAAAAGTGACATCATCAAAGTCTACAAAAGCCACTGTGCCAGATAATGACACCGCAACGTTTGCTATGGTAGCCCCACCTGATGTGTAGTTGGTGCCGCTTGATTCGTTGGTTGTAGAGAAAGCAGTGGTCGTTGACCCTAGTGTGGCGGACGATGTATACAGAGCAAGTTTAAGTGTATGCCCATCAAGATCGTGTAGACCTTTAAGAAGTTCTTCTTTGAATGAGTTGCATACTGCTTGTGTTATTGCCATATAATCTCCTATGCGGCACTGATCTCAGACCATGATTCGGTGTTGGCTGAAGCTGATATATCAGACCAAAATTCACGGCCAACATCGGGACTGCCGCCAAATGATACTACACCAAAAGCGACTGCACCAAAAGCAGAAGTTTCAAACTCGGTCGCAATATCTGTGCCGATTGCCTCTAATACAAATACTGGTCCCCAGCCTTCTGTTGCCATTAGTTAACCTGCTCTTCTTTTTCTTCTTCTTTTTTCAACTCTGCCAGCTCTATTTGTGCCGTAATTAAATCAGCCTGCAGCTTGGTGTTTAAATCCAAAGCATCGTTTCTTTGTTTCGTTAACAACGCTATCACGTTGTTAACGTATTTAGATTGTTTGTCGTCCATATTTCTTCCTTTCGTGGTTAATTAACTATCACTCAATGTGCTTACATCAAAACTTGCATCAGTTGTTTCAACTACTGCATCAGCTGTCCATGAAGCATACTTTTTGTTGAACATGTCGTCCCAATGGTTTTTATCCATAAGGGTCAACAGCTCAGCTTTGGTATACTTATCAGGTGCTTTTGATGGTGTGTCAATCTTTTCAGATTTTTCAAATGTATGTGAATGATCTCCTTTAGTATACTTATACTTAACAGTCCATTGAATCACATTACCATCAGCGTTCTTTTTTGGTATTGCTGATACCCATGCTTTTGTTGCGTCGTCTGCGTGTGCCATATTATGCCTCCTCTAAAGCTTTTATTTTTGTTGATAATTCTTGTACTGCTTTTACTAGTATGGGTACAAAGTTACTATATTTAATACCATATTGTTTACCATCACCTGTTAAAGAAGTTGTCAAATTAGTTTTGTTTGCAATTTTATATCCAGCTGTTTTTTCTAAGGCCTCTACTTCTTGTGCTTTAAATCCTATGTCTAACCAATCTTCTTTATGTGTACCATCATGAGTAATAGTGTCTAAATTAATAGTATCTCTATCCTCCTCTGATACATATCTAATACGTTTATCCCATTTATAAGTATATGGTTTAAGAGCGTTTACAAAATCTAATCCTATATCTAAAGCAGTGAAATCTGTTTTATCACGTTGGTCTGAAGCAACTGTCCAATCTGTCTGTATTTGACAAGAAGTTACATTTTCATCCCCCAGATGTAAATTGTTGCTGCCCGTTCCAATGCTTCCACCAGGACTACCTGTACGCCCAGCATCGTGACCTAGACAAGTATTATTACTACCTGATGTGGCTTCAACTCCAGCTTTATTACCAATATAAGTATTACTACCACCGCCAGCAAGAATTTTACCTGCTTGGTCACCCAGACAAGTATTGTCATTACCAGTTATTGTTCCAGTAGTAGTAGTACCAATTAAGACGTTTGAAGAGCCAGTGGTTAAGCCAGTTCCAGCTTGATAACCTATAGCAACGTTATAATCACCAGAAGTTAAAGCATCTAAAGAATTTCTTCCAATAGCTAAGTTGTATTCACCACCTGCTATTGCAGCATTCATGGTATCCATACCAATTGCAATATTATTACTTTCAGTGTCAGGTTGTGTTAGACAACCTTGTCCAAGAGCAACGTTTGCACTTCCTGTGGTAATGGCTGCACCAGATTGGTAACCAGCAATTAAATTATACTCTCCACTTGTGATGGCTCTTCCAGCTTGCCAGCCTATTACAATATTACCAGTTGATGTAGTGGCTGCACTGTCCATAGCTTCACCGCCAATGACAACAGCTCTTTGTCCACTTGTATTTCCAGTGCCAGCATTATATCCAACAAATACATTATGGTCACCAGATGTCAGAGCATCACCAGCGTAGTTTCCAATGGCTACGTTGTATTCACCGCCAGCTACTGAGCCACCAAGAGCAGCCACACCTATGGCTGTATTGTTCGCTTCTGTATCAAAACCATCTCCAACAAGTCTTCCTATAAGAGTATTACTACCACCTGTGGTAATTGAAGCACCAGCAGCTTCTCCTATTAAAACGTTACCCACGGCTTCAGTAACTGCTGTTCCTGCATTATAACCTATAGCTACATGTTTATCTCCAGTTGTAATTGCATCTAAAGCATTAAAACCAAAAGCAGTATTATATTGAGCAGTATCATCTGTGCCTGACACATCATGCGTGTACATAGAAGAATTTGAGCTATCACTAAAGAATGGGATACCTGCTAATGTATTTGCGGTCCCCGTTGCACCAATAGCTACTCCACTTGCAAACTTAGATGTGGTAACAGACCCATCAGTCGGTGTCACCGTTCCGCCATTATCTGAACCTAGTAGTATGGCAAAGAAACTTGTGTTGGCAGCAGGTGCCGTTGTGAATGTCAATACACTTGACGATACTGTAAAGTCTGTGCCTGGCTTTTGTATCACACCACCAAGAGACAAGAGTATTTGGTTTACATCACCAACGGTTACGTTGGTAGAATTAACTTGCATTGTGTGCGTGGTATCAGAACCGTCGAACCCTGATGATATGTCATCGAGTTGTCTGAACGCTCCTGATTGTAAACCTCTTCCTATATAACTCATTTTGTATATTTATCCTTTACTGCTTTTATTGTAGCTTTCCAACCATCAACACCGTTGTGATATATATCATCTAACTGGTCTTTTATACTTGGATATTCTGCCGCTCTTTTTCTTTGATATTCT